CAGCAACTTTTAATGCAGTTCCAGCTGGTAGGTATGTATTAAGTTTTTCTGTCTCAAATTCGTCTTACACTGTTTCCGGAACAAACCCGTTGGGGGAAATCGATGTTGTAGGACCGCGTGCATTAAGTTTAATTCAAGATGCACTCACCGACGCGCAAGTATTGACAATTCACGGTACAGTTGAAAAGGCTACGTCTGGTACAGCCATCTTCGTTGCATCTGCTGGCAGTGTAGGCATCCCGCCACAAAATTTGCCGATAACGGTTAATACGACTGTCACGCCCAACACCTTCACTGTCTCTGCAACACTACTTCCGGGAAGCTACGACGCACCAATCCTTACCTTCACGGGAACAGGTGGGACCAGCTTACCGCAAGCCGGAACATCCACTGTGTTGGTCGTAGGTCCGCGTGCGCTGACGGTAGTTCAAGACCCTGTAGACGGGCAGTTGTTGACAATTCACGGTACAGTTGAAAAGGCTACGTCTGGTAAAGTTGTCGTCCCTGTTGATGCTACAAACCCTAACGGGGCTGTAGAGCAAACTGCTGACGTTACGGTCAACACAACGGTTACACCTAACACTTATACTGTGAGTGTGTATCTGCCGCCGGGAAATTACGCGGCTCCGGTTTTGACGTTTTCAAATGCTGTGGGGCCAAGCTTGCCTCAGCCTGGAACATCAGCGGTATCGATTATGGCTATCAGCGGCAGTCCACAAGCCCCTATGCCTACCGCAGTCCCGCCGGCTGATACGACGATCCCTACGATGGTTGGAGTATTGACTGTTTCAAATAAAACAGCAACAAGCTTCACCATCACTTGGCAATCAGCTACTGATGATGTGGGGGTAGCATATTATGAAGTGGCTACAGACGGAACAACTTTTGCGTCTGTTGGTAATGTTCTTACATATAGTACTTTTGCAGCAACACCCTCCACTACGTATAACGTCAAGGTGCGTGCCGTGGACGCAGCCGGTAACAAGGCATTGCCGCTCAGCACTACAGTTGTCACTCCTGCTGCACCAGATTTGATTGCCCCTGCTATGACAGGGACGATTTCTGTCAGCAGTGTTACGTCTACAGCGTTTGTCCTTTCATGGCCTGCTGCAACAGATAATGTTGGTGTTGTCGGATACGAGTATAGTGTAAATAATGCCGCATATGTGGTGTTGGGTAGTGTGCTTACTGTCCCCCTTACTGGCCTAACTGCTGACACATCTTACAGCATTTCAGTCCGCGCTTATGACGCAGCAGGTAACAAGGCAACGCCACTTACCACAACTGTTAAAACTGCCGCTACTACGGTGTTTACGCCTAGCGTAGCACGTACAATTCAGGTCCAAGCAACTGCGCCCAAGTACATCGCAGGTAAGTTTTGGGACATGACTAATCCGTCAAAACCTTTAGGTGCAAAAGACCCAATCTCAACAATTGATATCACTTTTGATTGGAGTGTGTGGCTGGCGGACATCGGTAATCCTTCTATTGCTAGTGTAGTGTTCACACTCAGCGGAGTAGACAATGCCGGAAGTTATGCATCAGGCAGCAAGGCGACAGTTTTTGTGTCGGGCGGTAATGGTAATACCGCTTCAGTGGCTTGCAAAATCACAACTGATTCTACCCCACCAAGGATTGATGAAAGAACAGTATATCTGACAATAGGTGATTTATGAGTATTACTTGTGAGGTTATTGTGAAGCAGTTGGGGGACGTAAACGCTAAGATATATCGTCCCAGCTTCCCTGTAGCTGGAATCAAAGCTACACCAGTAAAGTACGGTATTCGACAATTGGTAAGACTTCAGGGGGACACAACTCCTGATGTTTTTAAAATTTCTTACAAAGAGTCTGGAGCTGTAGTTGAGGATGGAAGGTATGATTTCTCCCTCACACTTCTCTCGGACTCATCTGAGCCAATGTCGAAAATTGCCGGAGTCTACAGCAAAGGTGAAGTCAAGTTTGATTACGCTGGAGAGGGCGTTGTCAACCGTATAGGAACTTTCAAGTATGTTTTGAGTATTATCAACTCTAACGATGACGAAGAAATTTTGCTAACAGACACGTTCACCGTTCGTAAACGACCATAAATTGACAAGATTGTTGCTCAGTGCTATAATTCTGATCTATAGGGAGATGTATGGGAAGCTTCGCAGATTCTCTCAAATCAAACATTCAACGTGTACAACAAGAAGTTAACACTAAGATTAACTTTGTTGCTTACACTCTGTTTTACAAGATCGTCAACAATTCTCCCCACGTACGTGACGGACCTTATGTCGCAGGGCATTTCGTCGCTAACTGGTGGCCTTCTGTAAATGGCTACGACACCACTGTGTCCGGCGCTGTCAGCAATGGCAGCGACAGCTTGGCTAGGATTGACAGCGTAATCAAAGAGTCTAATGCGTTCTTCCAAAAGGACGGATTCGTTACGCTGTCCAACAATCTTAACTACGCTTTCAGGGTGGAGTACGCACAGTTTGGCTGGCCTGCCGGAAAAGACCCTATCAGTGGTTGGACATGGACAGGCATGCGAAGAGTTTATAGCCCTGTGCAAAACTCATTCACTGCTATGAAAGGAATGCTTTAATTGCTGAAACAAGAATTTATTGACAAAGCTACAGCAATACATGGTGATAAATATGATTACAGCTTAGCAGAGTACGGCAATAACGGAAGGGAGTTTAGGACAACTATCATCTGTAAGATACACGGTGCGTTCGAACAAAGGCCGAAAAATCATTTAGCTGGACGTGGTTGTAACGAATGCACGAAAGGCAAATCTGCTGAGATAAAGCGGCTCCAGTCTGCTGAACTTTTTGTGTCCAAAGCTGAAGCCATCCACGGCAAAAAATACGATTACTCTAAGTCTGTATATGTGAACGCTACGTCTAAGTTAACAGTGACTTGTCGAGAGCATGGAGATTTCGAGATAAAACCTAACAATCATTTGTATGGTAAAGGTTGCAGGACATGTGGCCTGTCAGTAAATATGTTATCTATTGATGAGTTTGTTGCTAGTTCAAGAGAGGTGCATGGACATAAATACGACTACTCTCGTGTGAAACTGCAAATGTCTTGTGGCGTAGTGGAGATAATTTGCCCCGATCATGGGGTGTTTTTTCAAGATTATCTCAGGCACACGTACGGAAATGGTTGCCCCGGCTGTAGTAAAACCGGCTACGATACTACGAAATCCGGCAGCCTTTATGTGCTTGAAGCCGGCAACTTGACTAAAATCGGCATTACAAACCGAGACGTTTCTAAACGTGTTGCACAAATCAAGCAAAACACTGGTAAGAAATTTAGTGTTGTTACTCATTTTAATTTCGATAATGGGTCTTACCCTTTGAGGCTTGAAACAACACTTCTGCGTGAACTGCGAGCTATATATAAACAGCCTACAGAAAAATATGACGGATCAACCGAATCCTTTTTTGACGTAGATGTCCCGAAATTGTTACAGCGTATTCGCAAACTTTCTGAGGAATGTGTATGAATATTCGGCAAGAAGTAGAGACTGCAATCACACTGTTTGCAAAAGCTCAGCCAACGGAAGTTCTTGTAGCTTATGAGGGTGTTCCTTTTAATAAGCCGAACAGTACACCTTGGATTGAAGTTGTGTTTCTGGCGTCATCTACAATGAATCCGACAGTAGACGGATCGAGAATTCGCAAAACAGGTGTGTTTCAAATAAATTGTTATGTTCCGAATGGGCGAGGCGTAAAAGCATTGGAAGAATTATCGGATGCTGTTGTGTCTCTTTTCCCTTTCGATCAAAAAGAGTTGTACCAAACTTTCTCTGTAGAACAAACACCTAATAGCAGTGCTATCATGATTGATGCAGCATTCTTATGGTGTGCAGTGAGGGTAAAATATAGGCAGGAGATGTGAGAATCTTGAGGCCTGAAATTTTTAATTAAATTTATCACTAAAAGGAAATACAAATGGCTCAATCTTCGGCTATTACTTCGGCCACCACAAAGCTGTACTTTTCGCCCACTCTGCCTGCTACGTTTGACAGCGCCGGTTACACAGCCGTCACAGGTTGGCTTCTGATTGGCGAAATCTCGTCGCTCGGCACCTACGGCGGCAAAGTTTCGGTCCAAAAGCACATCCCCATCGATACTGCTACGGTTGTTAAGCGTGCTGGCTCGGTGGACTACGGAACGATGTCGATTACGGCAGCACGTCACAAAGGCACAGATGTTACGGCTCTGACTACTGCGTTCAATGCCCGCACGTCTGGTTCGTTCAAAGTTGTGCTCCCTACTGCCCTGGGTGATACGGATTACTTCACAGGTATCGTCACGAGTATGCAGACTAATGCCGGTAATGCGGACCAGATTCTGCAAAGCAATATTGAAGTGGAACTGGATAGCCCGGTTATCACTGTTACTTCGCCGTAATACAAGAGGGCTGCGGCCCTCTCTTCTTCTAAGCATTCTTATGAAAGAGTTTTTAGAAGAAGCACTAAGGAGCAGCATAGCTCAACCCCGCCCACAAGGCAATTATAACATACTAAAGGAACTCTACCATGACTTTTGAACTGAACTCGCTGGCCCTGTCGGATGAAACTACTGTACAACTGGTTCACCCTGTTACTGAGGTGCCGCTGTTTGCCCCTGTTGGCAAAAATGAAGACCCGGAATCGAAGCCTGTACAAGTTACTGTGAAGGGCACTGCATCGCAAGCATATCGTCGTGCTGTTGACACAATGATGAAGAAAGCTGCTAAGCGTGGTAAGCGCGAGGCAACTCCCGAAGAAATCCGCGAACAGAGTGTTGATTTCCTTGTTGCTCTTTCGGTTAAGATCGACAACTTGACGATGGATGGCGCCGCTGTTGACAACGCTGAAGCTTTCCGCAAGCTGTACTCGGACGCACGTTTTGATTGGGTGAAAGATCAAGTTAACGCCGCTATCTCGGATGTCCAAGGTTTTTTGAAACACTAAGCAGTTCTCTTACTCTCTATGTGCGGCAACTGGCTTGGCTAGGGGCAGTGCCAGAAAAGTCCAAGAAAAGTCGTATTGAGCAAGCCCAAGGGGATTCTTTGGGCGAGCGTGACGACGAAGGCAATCTAATCAAGGCTCCAACAGAGGTTCAGTTGCCGGAAATTCCGGATCAATGGAATTATCTGTTGGGGCTTTTCTTCCTTTCAGGGCAGGCTGCTCAGACGGGGATGGGATTAGCCCCTTTGTCATGGCAAGAGATTAAGGCTTTTATTGAAGTCAATGATTTGGACCTCATGATTTTTGAAAAAGAACTGCTTAAGAAAATGTCTGAAGCTTATTGTGCAGAGTCTCATAAAGCAACAGACCCTCAACGTCCTGCTCCATATGTTGCTGAGAAGGAGGAAGATGAGATTGACCAAATTG